GCACCTTGGGCTGCAGTAGCGTAGTCAGCAGAGTCAAATGCTTTGACCTGTGCTAAGTTAGTGACCTCTGAGTCCATCAGAGCGCCAGCTGCTGCTACGTTAGTTGCGTCCGTTACGTCCGCATTGTCTTCTATTGTGTCTAGTCTAGTCCCATCAGCAGCAACGTCACGTCCGTCCACAGTCCCCGTAAGAGCAATGTTGCCTGTGATGTTTAGATTACCTGTGCCAGTAATGTCGCTACTGTTGAGGTCTAAGTCTCCACCTAACTGTGGTGTCGTGTCTCCAACAAGATCTGGATTAATAGTCTGCCATGCAGTACCGTCATAGATACGAGTTGTGCTGTCAGCTGTGTTGAAATACCAGTCACCTACAGTTACTGCGTTTCCATTGCCGTCTACAGTTGGATTAGAACTTAGTGCACCTAAGTACAGTCCGTCGATTGCGTCCTTTGCTGCTTCAGCTGCTGTTGCGCTAGTTGCTGCCGCTGACGCACTGTTAGCTGCATTGGTTGCGTAGGTTGCAGCGTTGGACTCTGACGTAGAAGCATTGCTTTCAGCTGTTTCTGCATCCGCTTTAGCAGACTCTGCTGCTGTCTGAGCAGCTTCTGAAGCAGTTTTGGCGGCTTGAGCTTTAGCATTATAGTGTAGTGCTGAGTAACCTGTGGTAACTGAGTCAGCTAGAGTGTACTGAGTGTCCTCTGCTGTTACTGCTAACTTAGACGCATCCGAAGCACTGTCTGAGGCTTCTGAGGCTTTTGTAGTAGCTGTTGATGCGTGTGTTGAAGCTGTGTCTCTGTAGCCTTCTGCTAAGTCCCTAGCAGCTTCTGAAGCAGTCTGTGCAGTCTCTGAAGCATCTTTGGCTACAACTGCAGCATCTTTGGCTACAACTGCAGCGTCCTTTGCTGTGTCAGCATCAGCTGCACTAGAGGCTGCTTCACTAGCAGACGTTGAAGCTTCATTTGCTTTTGTAGTAGCAGTTTGAGCGTATGTAGCTATTTGACTGGCGTAAGCATCCGTAGTGCTGTCTCCGGACCCTCCGTCACCTCTAAATAACGCCATAGCTTACTCCGCTGCTACAAAAACAAAAAAAGGACAAGTAGGGGTACTTGCCAAAGCTTTCCCCCTACCCGTTATTAGAGACAGGCTTAGTTGTTTACAGCCAGTACAAAGCCAGCTTCAGGACGCAAGACTTTAACGCCATAAAGCGTGTCAGCCGTAAAGAGCGTACCCAAGAACTCTTGCTTGTATTGAGTCTGTGAACGTACACCTACTTGTTCAGCCATAACGAAAGCGTCACGGTGTACAAGGAGAGCGCCACGTACAGCGCCGCCAGCAGCGTTGTCGCCAGCAGTTTCAATGGTAGGAACATTGCTGGTTACATATACGTCAATGCCGTACAAGTTACCGATCTTACCATTATTTACACCGCGTCCGTCTACGAAGTCGGAAGACACGTATCGGTCAACACCCATGATGGCGTTACGCAGTGAGGGAGGAACTACAAAAGAACGATTGTCCATAGGAACATCGTTGTCGTCCATCTTTTGAATTAAAGCGCGGAAACCAGCGTCCGTAAATACATCAGCAGAAGCAACAGTGTCTACTGCATAAGCAGTTAAACCTGTTGAAGCGTCAATGTAGTAAGAAGCACTGTGTACCCAGTCAGCCCCGTCGCTGTCACCCAAAGACTTGCCCAAAGTGAAAAGGTCATCGTCTACTTGCTTAGCAAGAGCGTAACCAGCATCACCCGTGTAGAACTGACGCAAAGAAGCCAAAGCTTGTGCTTCGGTGATGTCTTCAATCAAGCGTGAATATTCAAAGTGCTTGTTAATAACAATCTGTACTTCACTTTCAGTATCTTGTTGAATCGTTACCGCAGTGTTTTCAACTTTAGCATTTGCAGTACCACGAACAGGCTTAGGTACGTGAATCGTATCGCCTTTCTTGCCCTGCATGGACATTTTCTTGACGAGCGGAGCAAGTACAAGGTTAGACTGATAGGAAGCGACAATTTCGTCACTCCAGATTTCGGGAATAAAAGTAGCCGCAGACGAGTTGTCTACAGCCCCACCCATAGCGGGATAGGTTGAAGTAGTTAAAGCCATATTAGTTAATCCTCAATTTTGATTAGCTTCTGACCCTTCCTTCTTGATAAGCCTTCATAATTTCATCTGATAAAGACTGATAGCGTTCAGGGTCCGTTCTCATTAGTTTAATAATGTCTGCCCTTCTGTAGATCTTTCTAGCGGGTTTCTCACCGCTACCTTTAGCATTGCCTGTAGACGCAGCTTTAAGTGCTTGCTTACGTTCCGTCTGCTCTACTTTAGCTGTCTGTTGAACTACTTGTTTACGTTCCTTCCACAAAGAAAATAGTTCATTGGCAGCTTCATAGTCATAGTTACGGTCAGCTTGTGCAAATAGCTGAGTCCGGATCTTGGAAGCTTTAATCCAATCAGCAAACTTAGGGTCTTGAACAATTTGTTCTAAGTCTGGATGATTAGCCTTGAGTTGATTAAGTGCAGTAGTCTTACGATACTGAGTATTAATCTCTTCCGCTTCTTTAATCTTTGGGTGATTTTCAATCGCCCGTCTAACGGCAGCTTCAGGGTCTGAGAAGAAATCTACATCTTCAACAGGCTCTTGTTGTTGTGGTGCTTGTTGTTGCGAGAGTTGTGTCTGAATGTAAGAATCAACAACCTGTCTTAATTCACCGACTTCTGCACTTTGCCTACCAACAAGTTTTTCAGCTTCTTGGTGCATTCTAACAAGATCCTCTATGGACTTGCCTTTGTACTTATCCGGTAATTCTTCTACAGCTTGATTTTCCTGCTCTTCTGTGTCAGAGTCAAACTGATCTTGTGTTGGTTGTTGTTCCTCTTGGTCTTCTGGACGCTCGTCTAAAAGTTTAGCCATTATTAAATCTCCGTACTAATCTAGTATTGTGGAGTAGCTGATATGTCTACTACAGGTCTTAGATTATTCTAAGTTTGCCTTACGTTCTAATTTGATCTTCTGTTGGCGTTGCTTAGCCCACTTCATTGTCGCACCTACAAAGTCTCCACTAACGGGATCGAGCGAGCAACGCACAGGAGATATAATTCGTGTAGCCGTTTTGCTACACAGTCCACACAAATGTTCCGTCTCATCGGAGGCCACAAGAGCCTCCGTGATATGGTTGTCTGGACATCTGAAGTCAAAAAGTAGCCGCATTTAAGCAGCCTCCTCCTCAACAACTTCTTCAGCATTTTCACGTTGTTCTACAACGCTTTCTAGCTGAGCTTCAAGATTTAGAACATTAGCCATTACAGCTAATTGTCCCTTTCTGAAGAATAGATCCTCAGCGTCTTTGGTTACTTCCACTGAGTTTACGTTAGGTACGCTATTACGGATGTCATTTTGAAAGTATTTCCAACCTTCACTACGAAACATCTCACGCATTGCCCGAACGTATTCTTCAAAATCTTTGTCTTCCATCTGTTTCTCCTAGTAGGACAGTTAATGGTATGTACTTATGTACATCTTTATTATACCATAAAATAGACAAAAAGTCAAGTTATTTTTTAGGTTTCTTTACTTTGGTCATCTTTTTGCCAGTACGCTTGGCTTCTTTCTTAGCAGCCTCCATACCAGCTTTAGTGTACGAATAGTGTTTTCCACCGACTTTAGGCATTACTTTTTCCTCTTTGCTGTTTTTGCTGCTTGTTTGAAGTCCTGTGCACTGGGTCTACCTTTGGAACCTGCTGGGCGCATCTTCTCGCCGCTACCAGCAGCAATTCGTTTGCGCTTAGCGTGTATATTTGCATATAGTCCTTTTTTAGCCATTACCATTTTACCTTGTCTGCCCAGTACGCTGCTGACATCTTGCCTTTGCTAATGTTCTTAGCGTGGCGAGCCTTGAAAGACTTACGTCTGGCTTTCTCTTTATCCGTTTGCGGGTTTTTACCTGCACCGCTTACGCCTTGCTGTCCAAAGCGTATGGTTTTTGTTTTGTCTCCTTCTTTAGCAACGACTACGTGGCTTTTGGTTGGATGACTAGGCGTTTTTTTCGGCTTGTTGTACCCGCTTACTCCTGCTTTTTCCAGCTTCGGATCTTTCTTCTTTGGCATTTTCTAGGGCTTCCAATCTTTTAAAAATTAGATCAAAGTTTCTGTTGACTTGTGCAACGACTTCTTCTAGTTCTCTACGGGTTATCATATATGTTACCGTTGTGGGAGTGGGACTGTATTGTTTTTACGCTTAGAGTCTTTTTCTTTAAGCATTAACTCAGCAACTTTCATCCTACGCTCAAACTCTCTGTCGTCCTCCGTACCAGCTTTAAGGTTAG